ACCAGAAGGACAAGAAGAAGCGTTACCCGATTAACACGGCTGCTCACGTTCGCGCCGCTTGGTCATACATCAACCAAGGCGACAACGCCAACCTTTACACCTCGGCCCAACTTGCTCGCATTAAGTCGCGCATTAAGTCTGCCGCCAAGAAGTTCGGAATCAACATTGTGAGCGAGCAAGAAGCCCTCGCAATGGACATTGAGTCAGTTCTCGAGGCTTACGCTTCGATTGCTCTGAACAATGACATGGACAGCATCAACATCACCGGCTACACACAAGACCCGCACTTGCTCAAGGTCGTAGCAAACCGCATCGCTTTTGGAGCAATTGCTGCCATGCACGCAATTGACCCGGACGACGACGGCGATATTTACCTTTCTAAGCCTGACTGGTCACAGGTAGATGCTACTGGCGATGCTAGCGGCATGGGGCCAGAGGATGACGACGAAATGCAACCAGACGACAACAACATGGAGTGCGCTTCTTGCGGAGCCGAGTGCTCAGAGAGTTCCGAATTCTGCCACCTTTGCGGCGCAAAACTTTCTCCAATTTCGAACACTACGGGTCTTAGTTGCCCCGAGTGCAATATGGAATGCGCTGAGGACGCAATGTTCTGCTCCAACTGCGGTGCTGTAGTTTCCGCTACGCCCAGCAGCAGCGCGCCAGAGTGCGCTTCTTGCGGAGAGACTGCTCCTCAAGACGCCATGTATTGCCCTACTTGCGGCAATCCCGTACCACAGGCAGAGTCAGTAGACAATGCCCCAACTGAAGATAAGGAGTCAGAAGTGTCTGACGAAATCACAACTGCCGATGCTCCGGTTGAGGTTGCTGCCGAGGAATCGACTGCTACCCGCACCATGAGTGACGCAGACTTGAAGGCTTTGGCCGGCTTTATTCTTGCCGCCCAATCAAAGGCCACAGAATCCGAGCCCGAGGCTGAAGCCGAGGCTGAAACTCCCACCGAAGTGGAAGTGGCCGCAGAGCCCGCCGCTGAGGAAGAGGAAGCCGCCGCTGAGGTTGCCGCCGAAGAATCAATCGAACAAAAGGAGACCATTGTGTCTGAAAATGTTTTCACAGCCGACCAGGTTGCCGCAATGATTGCGGAGGCCGCCGCTAAGGCCGCCACCGAAGCCGTTGCCGCCGCCCAAAAGAGTGCCGTTGAGTCCTACCGGAGTGGTACAACCACTTTCCGCAAGGGTCTTGTCGGTGGCTCAACCGGAAACGACGCCTCTGACCTGTCAGAGTCGGAGGAACTGGACCCACGTGCGCTTGCCGAGATGAACTCTGCTGCGTTCCGTCGTGCCCAGGTAGAAGCATGGGGTTCAACTCCATTCTTTCAAAACAAGTTTGCTCAAGCCGACCGCGGCTTCTAAGCAATTAACCAACCAACCAACTAACCAAATCCAATAAGGAGAACGCCATCATGGCTAATGACTTGGAAGAGGCCCTTACTGCCGCGGGTGCTGCTGCACTCGTACAAAAGCAGATTGACCCGGTTTTGCTTGAGTACCAGCGTCGCTACGCGCCGCTCGTTCGCTCGCTGCCAACGGTCAAGTGGGGCTCCACTGTTTACTACTTCAACAAGCGTACAACGCTTCCTTCGGGCGGTTTCGTAACCGACGGTGGTGCTCGCGCTGTTTCAACTTCTAACTACGCCCAGGAGAACTTCCAGATTCGTCTGCTCCAGAGCGTCGGTGCTGTCACCGGTTACTCACAGGCTGTTACCGCAGACCTGATTGGTGACCTGCGTGCCCGTGAAATCGAGGGTGCTGCCCGCGGTCTTTACTGGGACTTGGAGACCGCTATCCTGTGGGGTGCCGAGGCACCTACCTCTGGTGGCGCGTACCCGCAGTTCGACGGTCTTGACGTTATCTGCTCATCCTTCTCGAACGCTTCAACTGGTGGCCCTACAACGGGTGTCGGTGGCGGTACAATCGACAACTACGGTGGCGCCAACACGTCAGCCGGTTGGGGTTACCCCTCGTTCAACCCGTGGACTGACGGAATTGACCAGAACGCCATTGACATGGCCGGTGGCCAACTTGCGCTTGGCAGCCTTGACATGCTTATCGACTTGGTTGAGTCCAACGTCGCTGAGCCCGTTGAGAACTCCGAGTGGATGTTCCTCATGTCACCTGCCGCTAACAGCCGTCTGTCGCAGTTGCTCGTCAACCAGCAGCGCTTCGTTGACCAGGTTGAGATTGCCGCTGGTCTGATTGTTCCTACCTACCGTGGCGTGCCCGTTGTCAAGACTTCGTTCTTGTCACCCCGCACCAACCAGATGGGTTCCGTCACTGCCGCCGCTGGCGGTACCGGTTCCTTGACCAACAGTACGGTCTACAACTACCAGATTGCTCCCGTTATCGCTCGCTTTGGTGAAATCCAGGCTTCAACAGCCACGCCTTTCACCGCCGTGACCACAACGGCCCAGTCAATCAAGTTGACGTTCTCGACCCCCACGGGTCCTGAAGGCTCACAGCCCACTCACTACAAGGTCTACCGTGACAACACCGTCACTGGTTCGGCTACTACGGTTACCCTGCTGGGTATCGTGGACGCCACGTTCCTTGACTCGTCGGGCAACATCTGGCCTGTTACGCAGATTGTCGACAGCGGTACAAAACTCACCATCAGCGACGCTGGCGTGCACACTGCCACTAACCAGCCTTCTGTCTACACGTACGGCAACACTGGCTTGAAGCCTCTCACCTCAAACGGTGAACAGAGCATCTACCTCATGTCGCGTGACCCCAACTACATCGTGCGCCCGTTTGTGCGTGAGATGCAGCCTGTCAACGTGTTCCCGACCACCGCTTCGCCCGACAGCCTGCCGTTTGCCTTCGTTGCGGACACCACGCTGGCCGTGCGCGCTCCTAAGTACATCGGTCGCCTCGCGAACGTTCGTGCTGCTCTGGACCAGAACGCCGGCAACGGTATTCCGTACAGCGGTTACACACAGTCGTTCAAGGTCGACTAGTACAGGTAGTCCCATTTTCAGTGGGGCGGGTAGGTTCCCTCGTTCCTCCCCTGCCCGCCCCGCTGGATTTACCACTAAAGGTTTATTATGGCTTTTGTTTCATCTAACGAACCCTGCGGCTGCGCAGGATACATGTGGGAATCTGGCGGTCCAGAAGGTGCCATCTTTGTTGATGACGCTACTGCATGGAAGATTATAAAAGACTTTCCTAACAAGTTTTTTCTTGCCGTGGAGCCCGTAAAGGCTACTCCAAAGGCACAAAAGGTCGAGGCCAAGGTCGAGGAAACTCCGACCGAGGAAGAAGCACCCGTAGCCGTTGAGGCTGCACCCACCACTAAGCGTCGCTCAACTAGGGAGTAAGTAACATGGCAAATAACGGTTCACAGTACAGTGACCCCGTTTCACTTGCCACAGTTGCAGACCTCCAGAAGCGATACCCTGAATTGGTTGTCGACATTGAGGCTACAACCTTGGCCGACATTCTTGTTGAGGCTACGTCTCACCTAGAAGACCGCACGGGTCGTCGCTTAGCGCCCTTCACTAACCACATTTATCAGGACCGCCTTTTTGGCATTGACCCTGCTGAATATGGCAACAACGCAGACATGCCAATGGACATTTACGGTTCACTCGGTATGTCACAAGCCATTGCTCTTGGTGCATCTACATTGGTGCGCCACTTTTGGCTTGACCAGTTTGCTCCGGTTTACCCGGAACTTTGGACGTACTCAATTTCGTCCATTAACATCTATCGCACGTATGGCGACTTCCAGCCTATTGACTTTGAAAATGGTGGCATCCGCGGTCCGGATGTAACCGACGGTCACGTCTGGATTCGTCTGGGTACTTTCGCCCCTGAAGGTTCCCGCGTGCAAGTGATTTACAGCGGTGGATACACAGAAGGTATCCCCGCTTCGCTACGCCGCGCCTGCTTGTTTCAAGCGGCAAAGTTTATTATCCTCGAGTTCGAGCCACAAACACGCCGCGAAATGAACCTGGACCAAATTGACCAACAAATTGACATGTTGATTGCTCCGTGGATTCGCGGATAGCATGCCTAAAAAAAGCGTCGTAAAAATTGAAGGCATCGACCAACTGACTCACAAGTTTCACCTAGTTGCTGAAAAAGCAGCGTCACCAGGACCTTTGCTTAACGAAATGGTTTTGCTGTTTGGTGAGATGGAATACGAGCGTTTTTCTAACAATGGCGCTTCTCCCACGTTTGGTATTACCACTCGCTGGAAGCCACTTGCCGCTAAAACTCTTTACAACCGCAGGTCTCAAGGGATTACAAGCGAACAGCCCTTGAAGGCTTTTCACTTCCTTATGCAAGCCGCAACTTCTCCAAGCGTTAAGAGGTTTGGAAAAAAAGCGATTGAGATGGAAGTTGACGTAACCAAGCGCAGGAATATGCCTCAGGGTTACCTGAACAGTTACGGCGACAACTACGCCATTTTTCATCAAGAGGGTTGGGGAAATAACCCCCGTCGTCCGATTGTTACCATTACCCCGCAATTTCGCAAAATGGTAAGAGAGATGACGGAAGAGTGGCTGTTTACTTCGTTTACTAACCAGTACAAAACCCACCCTCAAGCAAATGCTGAAGCCGCCGCCGCTCGTCGAAATATTAAGCGGGAGCGCGGGGTCCGTGTGCAAAAGCGTGAGGAAAGGGCTGCTGCTCGAGAAGCGGCGGTAACTCGCGAAGAAAACGTTCACTCCGAAATGGACTATGGGACGTGGAAGTCACGGGTTTCAAATGGAAGCCCTGAAAGGCACAACCAAAACCTTGAAATCGCTCGTATGATTTCAAAGGAGACCGGTGGCAATATTTCCGCTCACATTGGCAAAAAACTTTCCAATGGGGCAATCTTGAGTAAAGAAGTCGCTTCTGGGGCGCAAAAAGTTCTGACCGAATACTCGCACTACTTAAGCAGCGAACAATCAATGAGGATGCGCTAATGCCACAACGCGAATGGTGGACAGACTGGAATCTGTCCTATTTAGACGATTATTTCGGTCCCGTTTACGGTGGCAACTCAGTTCAAGAAGCAATGTACACAACTTTGCAAACTTGGCTCCCCACTTACATCGCCGCGGTTAACCGCAACTTGGGTAGCGATGTTCTCCAACTTCCGTTTGAGTATCGTCACCGCCCTGAATACCGAACCCTTCCACGAAACGCACAAGCGGCGATTTTGGTTAGCGTTCCATCAACTATCGGGCTTCCCGAGGTCTTTAACAACGCAATCCGCACCAATTGGCGCGCCGAGGTATTGATTTACGTATACGGCACTAAAGATTGGCAAGAGACTGAAGCCCTCACGCAAGCATACGCCGCTTGCGTACGAACTTGCATTATCCAGCAACGCAGCCTTGGAGGCTTTGCCGAAACAGTTATGTGGGACGGCGAAGAGTACATGGAAGGCGAACACAGTAGTGGCCGTTCTACGGGTATTGCTCATCTTCGTTTTGCTGTAACCGTTGGTAGCGCAATGAATATGTACGGTGGTCCGCCATCGCCAGACTATGCGCCCGCAGGTGCAAACACAGGCCCCTCTACGGAACCTTCAATTGTTCCGCCGGAAGTGCTTACGGCAAACATTGAAGTCTCAAAGGAAGAACTAAATGGCTAATCAAACAATCATTATCACTGCCCCTAACGTCGTTTTTGACGGTAACGGCAGTCCAATGTCGCCGTGTTACCAATACACGGTTAGCGACGACGCTGTTTTGCAGCAGTTGATTTCTGAAGGGTTTGCAACAATTGTCGACAGCGCTCCTGTCGCGGAAGTTGCCCCGCACAAAGAAGAAACAAAAACCCCCTCTAAGAATCTCAAGGCGCAGGAAACTGCTCCTACTAACTCAACAGGAGAACTCTAATGGCTAATCCAGCCCCCGGTGTAAGCATTAACGTTAGTGCCAGCACTTCAAATAACAAGACCAACGCGTCCACCGGTACTTGGTTCGTTCTCGGCACAGCCCAGGGCCCTGCCGGTGTAGCCGTTCCAATCAACTCGATGGCCGACTTCAACAAGTACTTCGGTCAGACTGTCAACGGCCAAATCACTGGTCGCTACACAGTCACACCCGGTTCTGTCACAATCGACAGCACGCTTCTGTACGACTCGCTGGACGTTTTCTTCCGCGAGGGTGGAATCAACGCCTACGTTTCACGCGTTGTTTCGAGCACCGCTGTTACCGCCAAGTCACCCACCGCTTCGGGCAAGTTCTTGCTGACCGCTCAAGGTGCTGGTACATGGGCTAACAGTGCTTCGGGTTCGACAAACGGCCTTATTTTGACACTGACCTCTTTCACGGTTAACTCGACAGTTGTTGCCACCGCAACAATTACGTACAACGGTCAGACTTTGGCTGTTTCACCTACTCTCGGTAACGACACTGACGTTATTAACTGGGTCAACTCGCTGCCCGCCTACCAATCAATGTGCGTTGCTTCTGCTCAGTCAGGTACGACAATCTTCCCGTCGACAACTGCTCAGACCGTAAACGTCTACCTCACTGGTGGTACGGACGTTGCCACCGCTGACGCCGACTCTGTTGCCGCGCTTGCCGTCTTCACCGACGTTTACGGCCCCGGCCAGATTTCGTTCCCTGGTTCGACCAGCGGTACTGTTTACGCCAACTTGACAAACCACGCCGCGACTTTCAACCGCGTTGCCATCCTTGACGGTGCCAACACCGCCACTGCCTCAACGCTGATTTCTGCCGTGACTACGCTTCAGGCTGCGGTTACCGACCCTTCATACGCCGGTATCTTCGCCCCTTGGCTCACAATCCCCGGAATCGGTGCTACAAGCGCTTCTCAGACCTCGGGATTCGTTTTCAGCCGCACAGTACCTCCTTCGGGTTTTGTTGCCGCTCAGTGCGCCACAAACGACACACAGAACGACGCCAACGTTCCTGCCGCTGGTATCAACAATGGTAATTTGGTGTACGCCACAAACGTGACGCAGACATGGCCCGCTACCAGCACAACTGGTAACGACCGTCAGACTCTGAACAACGCTGGCGTCAACGTCATTCGTCTTGTTCCCAACACTGGAACCATCTGCATCTACGGTTTCCGTTCGACGGCCGTGGACCCCAACTGGGTCTACCTCAACAACGTGCGTTTCCGCATGCAGGTCATCAAGGACCTTGACATTGTTGCTGAAGGCTTTGTTTTCAACGAAATCGACGGCAAGGGCCACATCTTTGCCAAGTTGAACGGTGCAATTGCTGGCGTTTGCCAGGGTTACTGGACACGCGGAAGCATCTACGGCGACACGCCCACGAATGCTTTCAGCGTGAACACTGGTACTCAAATCAACACGCCCACAACAATTGCTGCTGGACAAATTAACGCTGCCGTGAACCTGCGCATGTCTCCGTTCGGCGAGTACGTGACAGTCAACGTCACCAAGTACTCAGTCGCCTCGGCACTGCCCACGTTCTAACAAACTTTAATCCTCTAGGAGAATACAATGGCTAATGTAGCACAAACATCAACGCACAATTACGGTTCTGAGCAGCAGTGGCTAATCACTCTCTCGGTTCCGGGCAGTTCGTACAACACCTCCGTGGTCTTCGACAAGTTCACGGGTGGGGACGTCACCGCGTCACCAATCAAGTACCGTCCAGGAGGCATGGGCCCCGAAATCACGTACCTGTCAATGCCTACAATCACTGACATTACGCTGACCAAGGTTTACGAAACCCAGGGAGACCACGACCGCGTTTCAGAACTGCACCGCTTTGTTGGCAACACTGTTGCCACGGTGACCTTGCAGCCCCTGGACGACACCGGCGCCAACTGGGGCAACCCCCGCACTTACAACGGCCGCATCATTGCCGTTAAGGACGGTAACGCCGACTCAATGAGCAACTCTGCTCGTATGTACGAGGTCGACATTTCGGTCGAGACCATCGGTGAGACCATCGCGGCTCCTGCTGGCACCCTTAACGCTGGCGTGTAGCCAAATGGTTGCTTTTTAGCAGCCTTGCAGTAAAATTTCAAACGACTAGTCATTGGAGGAACTTATGGCTGAATTTATCATCAACAACGGGGAAAATGCACCTTCTGTAGAGACCGAAGGGGTGGTTGCGTTCCAGGAACACATCGCTGAGGACGCGACCCCCCTTCTGTCCCTCAAGGACCGTCGCAAGAAGATTGTCAACGACATGTACGTTGACATTAAGGTCCCTCGCTGGGACGAGCCCGAGATTTACGTTCGCTTTAAGCCTGTATCTGCCGTGCGTCTTAACGCCGCAATTATGAAGCGTCGCAACTCAAAGGCTGACGACTGGTCATTCTTGGCCAACGCCGACATGCTGGTTGACTCCTGCGTCGGTATTTATGGCGTTTTCAACAACGACGCTACAGTCAAGTACTCACTTCGTGTCGACAACCCAACTGGTCCTTGGACCAAGTTTGACCCCGACCTTGCGGAAGCACTTGGCATTGACGCAAAGCGCGCCATCGACTCTTGCATTGCTCTTTACCTGACTGAAGGCGACCTGATTGACACGGCAAACAAGTTGTTCCGCTGGAGCAACATTGCCAACGATGAGGCCGACGAAGTTTTTTAAAAAGCCTCGATGATGACCCGTATATAGAAACGGGAGCATACGCGATTCTCATGGGCATGGACTACCGTGCAATCCTTGAACGAGGCAGGGACGAGTATCTCATTGATGTTGCAATGCTTCAAAAGGCTTTGAAGTTGAGCAGCGAAAGAAAAGTAGAAGAAATTAAAGTTCTTGCGGAATTGACTGGCCTAGAAGTCGCGAAAACACTTGCTAAAATCTTCTAACCACATTTCCGCCTAAATTTAACGGGCGGTAACGGGAACCGCTATTCCTTCGGGGGTAGCGGTTTTCTCTATTTAAGGCGACTTATGGACGAACAGAATATTCATATAACAGGTGAAGCCGACTTACAACCGGTAGTAGACGAATTTAATGCTGCTGGTGATGCCGCCGTAAAGTTTGCTGATGACGTTGAAAAGGGTACGGTAGCCCTTGAAGACCAAATCGTTATTAGCGACAAGGCTATTAACTCACTTGTTCGTTATGAAGATGCTCAGACTAAAGCAAAACTTGGCGTAGACGGAACCACAACTGCCGTTGATGACCAAAACACCGCGGTTGCCAATAACACTCGCGTTACAAACGAAAACACGGCTGCCAAAGAAAAGCAAATTACGATGGCCGACCGTGCGGCCCTTAGCCAGTCGCGCGTTACTCAGGCTTATGTCGACGCCCACACCAACCTTCGTCTTGCCAACGAGGGTTACAGCAAAACCTACAATAACCTTACCAAGTTAAGTTCCTTGGGCACCCCGGCCATTATGAAGGCCGCTACTTGGTCTGCCCTGGGCGTAGGTGGGGTTGCCTACGAGTCCATCAAGCAATACATGGACTTCAACAAGTTGATGACGCAGATGGTCACACAGGCCGGCGTCAACAAGAACGAACTGCCATTCCTTAACGCCCAAGCCCTTGACACCGCTAAGCGCACAGGTGTTGCCCTTAACGACATTGCCAACGCTTACTACCGCATTGCTTCTGGTACTGCCGGTTGGAACGGCGGTAAGGGTGCGACTAAGCAACAACTTGCTGGCCTTGTGAATCAGGTTGCCAACATGGACGTGCTTGGTAACATTCAGGGTGGCGCCTCGAGCGAACAGTCTGCGCGTGTTTTGAGTGCCGTGGTTAACGCCGGCCTTCGTGGCGTAGGACAGTCAACAAACCCGCACGCGGCAAACTACAACCCTAACGCCTTTGCGCAAGCAGCCGCTTACATTAACGCTGGTGTTGGTGCATCGGACATTCGCCAGAGTGAAATGACCTCTGCTTTGGGTAAGGGTGTTTTGCTCTCCGCTGCCGCTAACGGCGTTAGCATGCAGGACGTTTTGTCGTGGATTGGTCTTTTGACTTCCACGGGTACTCCCGGCCCAATGGCAGGTACGTACGTGCGTTCTGGTCTTAACCTTTTGACAAACCAGGGTACGCAAGGTGCTAAAGCCCTTGCCATGATTGGTATTGCTCCCGGCGAAATGCAGAAGATTCTTTCTGGCCACGCCACATACAACGGGCTTACGGGTCTTACCGGTGCTGCTGACCTGCTTAGGAACTCGATGCAGACGTTTAATCCGTTTGCTAACTACCCCAAGTACAAGGGCGCCGGTGGCCGTCAGGGCGCCATTAATCAGTTGGAGGCGTGGGGCGTAAACCAAATCCCCAAGGGATTTATTGACGCGTGGATGGCCGGCAAGTTGACGCAAACTCAACAGTTGCAAGCCAACACAATGATTCTTACTAAGGCTTTTGGTGGTACTAAGCAGTTCACTACCATTGAAAGTCTTATTGCTGGCTACAACCGCCTTCTTGGTATCGAATCCAACATTAAGACCAACGCCAACGCCAAAACGTACAACAAAGACGTTAACATGGCCCTTAACACTCCCGCCGCAAAATGGCGTCGATTGGTTGAGAGTTTTCAAGTTGACCTTATCAAAATTGGTGAGGCTATTACTCCTACGTTCCTTAAGATTGCCGGCTACGGCATGGACGTTGTTAACTGGCTGACCAAGACCAAGGCGGTCTTAATCCCTCTCGTATCCCTTCTTGGCGTCTTTCTTGGCGCCGCAGGTTTGGCTAAAATCGGCCAAGTTGGCCTAGGAGGTTACAGGGTCCTTGGAGGAATTTACAAGGGAACTGGCAAGATTTGGGACACTCTGGCTAAGGCATTCCCTAAAGACTCTCTTATGCAGCGCACCCTTCACGAATTGGGTGGCGGCGGTAAGCGTTTCCGCGAAGTCGCTGACATGGCCGGCA